TGCTTGGATTTCCGACCATTGTGCTATCGTCAAGGGTGAGTGTGTCACCGTTGACGTCTGAAAGCGTTCCGTGTATATGCTGAACTGCGCCGCTTTCGATCGCCGCTATATATGCGGCTGATACCTGATACAATATCTCACCCCCTTTACAACTCGATAAGTTGAAATGTCAGGATATGTCTGCCCTTGCCGTTCATTATTTTTCCAACAGTGTTTTCACGATCTGATGAATACATCTGCTTAGTTACAAATTCGCCGTTATCGAAAAATGTTACATCCATAGTACCGCGCGATATAATGCTTTCTATTTGTGCAATTTCTGAATCCTTACCGTGGTATTCAAGCGAAATCGAGTAAACGCCGTAGCGTATCGGATATAGAAGCATTTTGCCTGTTTCTGTAGTACGCCCCGTTGATTCGGCATACAGATCAGATTTTGTGATCTTATACGAAAAGGGCTCAACAGGCAAAGCCGCACCATTGATTTTAATTACATTCATCTGCCCCTCCTGACTCTGTCATCTTCCACGACTCTGACGACCTCGCGCCGCCATGCAGCCGAATTCGGGAAAAGATATGTATTAACAACAATTTCCTTTGGTGAATTTCCGCTGCTGTTGTATCGCTGCATAACGTTGTCAACCGCTTCTTCTATTTTACTTATAGGAGATACTACCTCCGGCTCGTGCTTATTATCGCCAAGAACCGCAAGGAAATTTCCGTAATTTGCGGGAACAACGGTTCCGTTCGCTAAGTGTGGTATCTCAGGAACGCTGATTGTAGGCAGCCACGAGAACGGCTCCCAGTCCATTATCTCCACATCTCGGATTCCGTCAAGCGCATCGTTGATAGCGTCAAACGGCTGGGCAATTACCCAGTTGATACCGTCAATAAGTGAATTTACAATGTCTTTGAAAACACTTGCAATATTTTCGGCAATTCCCGAGAATATCTCACCGCCTGCTGAAAATACATTCTTGACCGCTTGCCAGGCTTCGGAAAATTTGTCCCTGAACCAATCTGTCACATGGCTGAACACCGATGTGATACCGTCCCAGACACCGCTGAAGAAATTCCCGACACCTGAAAATGCGCTCTTAATATTGTTCCATGCACTTGTGAATATGTTACCAAACCACGAGCTTACAACGGAGAATGCAGTTGTGATGTCATTCCACCTGTCGCTAAACCATGAGCCTATCCCTGAGAACACCTGCGTTATACTGTCAAGGGCATTCTGAAACTTATCCGAGAACCAACTTCCTATATTCGCAAACACATTTTTTATGTCCTGCCAGCGGTCGCTGAACCAATTCCCTACACCCTTAAAAATGTCAACTATTTTATCCCAGAGTTCCTTGGCGAATTCCTTTAAATCGTCCCAGTGCTTTACCAGCAGCACTCCGGCAGCTATAACCGCCGCAATTGCCAATACAACGAGAGTGATAGGTGATGTTAAAAATGCGACTGCTCCTCCAAGGGCAGTTGTTACACCTGTGAGTATACCCATTACGCCACCTGCTGCCGTCATAGCCGCAGTAGCCGCCTCTATGATGGACGCGATTTTGAATGCCGCTCCAAGAGTGCCCACCACGATCACAAAGTCCTGAACGAGAACCTGATTCTCACTTATCCAGTTTGAAACTGATTCGAGAGCAGATGCTATCGCTGAGAGTGCAGATGAAACAATACCGCCTGTCCAGTTTGCAAGCGGTGATAAAAAGTTGTCAAATAGCCATTGCGCTATCGGCTGCACAGCTTTTATTACCGCGTTCAAAACATTTAACGCGCCTGAAAGGATATTCAGGAAGTTCGGAATTAAATTGCTTATGGTATATTTTGCAAGCGGCTGGAGAACTTTTTCCAAGAACCATTTCAGCCCATCACCAATATTCTTGACAAGAGGCTTGACCGCTTTAAGGAGCTTGCTTATTGATGTGAGCAATGGTGTGAAATCAAGCGTTTTCGCCCAGTCGGCTGTTGATTCGGTCATGCTGTCAATGGTCCCGAGGATAATATCCATAATCCCGAGGATCCCTGACATAATATCCGCGCCTGTATTGTTTTCGCTCCAAGCATCAATGAACCGCTGCCGTGTTTCCGAAACGGTATTGTTGATATTCGTCAGTATGCCGAGTATATGCCCAAGAATACTTTCGCCTGTACCGTCGCTCCATGCTTCTCTTGCCGCACCGGCAACAGCGTGGATAACTTCAAGAAATGCATTCCACCTGTCAGCATAGGACTGTATAAGCTTTGTGCCCCTGCCGTCATCGTTCCACGCATTCTTCAAAGCCTCTGCCATATCGCCTATAATCCCGATAATGTCCGAGAACAGAACTATAATGTTGCCTGCAAAACGTTCTCCGCTGCCGTTTTCCCACACTTCTGCAAGTGACCTCCCGGCAGATTTAAATAGCGACTTCATAGCGTCAACAGCGCGCTTGGCATTTGATATGAGAGCGGCTGAGTTATCTTCCCACGCTATCTGAACAGGCTTCAATGCGCGCTGAATCTTCTGGGAAAGCTTATTCGCTGCCTGTTTTACGCTTTTGTCTGAAACAACAGGAGTAACAGCAGCAGGAGAACTTCCTGCCGAGGCAGTACCTGCTCCCGAACTCCCTGAAAGCTTATTTATCTTGTCGAACCCCGCAAGACTTTTCTGCTGAGCCGCTGTTGTTTCTTCAACAGAATCCGTTAATGAATCCTGCTGTGTCACTCCGGCAGAGATGCTCGCTGCGGCATCGGACGCGCCGTCCATCTCTATACCGAAAAGCTCACCTATCGTGCCAATCGCAGAAGAAGCCGCAGCCGTCAGTTCAGCAAGCGCCGATGTAATGTTTTTGACTGCAATTGTTGCAGCCGAAAGAATAGGCTGACCGATAACCGCCTGAAACTGTTTCCATGTTTCTTTCAGGTTTCCGATAACGTTCTCCCAGCCCTCTGCTTCTCGTGCAGCCTGCCCCTCAGCGCCCGACAATGCGTTGGCGTCTTTGACCATTTGCAGCAAAACAAGCTGCTTTTGCGCCTCTGACAAATCCTGAAAAGACTTGCTGTAAAGCTTATTAGCGGCAATGTTTCGGGTAGTTTCCGTGCATGAGATTCCCAGTGCCGCGTCGTTGGCGTAGTTTCCCTTCAGGAATGATCTAAGGCTCTCGGCGGTATCTTCGAGTGATCTGTCATAATATGCCGCTGAATCCGCAGTCGCTGCAAGTGCATCTTCCATCATGCTCATAGCCGTGGCAGAATCCATACCCGATGCTTTTGCAAATGCGTATATGGACGTACCAACACCGTTCAGTCGTGTCTGTACGATTCCGCTCTGATCAGCTACACGTTTCATTGCAGCGTCAGCCGTGCTGTACAAATCACCGAAGGTCTGCTCCATTTGCGCGTTTGCCGCCCGAACTTCTGCGGCGCTTTCGACTGCCTTTTTGCCAAAGTCAACTACTGCCTTTACGGAAAATGCTGCTAATGCCGCTGTGGAAAGTTGCCCGAGAATAGATTTAATAGATTTCAGCCCATTCTGAACATTGCCTAAACCCTTTTCAAATCCTTTTGTGTCAATTCTGGTATCAAAATTCAGATAGCCGTCAACCATGTAAGTTCACCTCGTTTCATGCCTCTCAGACTTCACCCGTTATCAGTCTGATAAGTTCTTCATCCTCACGTTCCTTTTCGTCTGACAAACGGTTCAGGTCTATCATTTGACGATTAAGGTTATAGAATTCAAGTTCCGTTTTGCTCAGGGTTTTGCCCCTCGCAAGCTTTGAGCGAATAGCCAGCACCTGTGAAAACAAACCGTCAGGGCTGACCTCATTGAACAGCCCGACCAACACCCACCAATGCAGGTACGGCACATTTCTGACTTCATAGCCTGCCGCTTTGCTCAGCGCAGGAAAGATAATATGCTCGTCTTTTTCCCAGTCGAGCGTCTTGAAATTAACGCCTGATTTCGGTATATCGCCGCCCCCCACGAACCAGTATGCCTTTTCGGCAGCCTCCTGCATATCCTTTTTAGGAATGCTTTCAATGTCGATATAAAGGCATTTAAGACACACATAGCATTTGTCCTGCTTGCTCAGCTCGTTATCCTCAAATGCAGAAAAAATATTCAGTATTACCCGATAATCCGTTCTTATCCTGTATGTCTTGCCGCCGATACAAAGGGCTGTCGGAAGATAGTTAAGCATCAGAGCAACTGCATGAGAACGGCTTTCTTCTGTTCAGGCGAAAGATTTGAGAGATCAGAGATCTCAGGAACGGAAGAAACGTTGCTTATGTATTTTTCTGCCTTTGGAGAAACACTTGCGGACTGAGTTTCAACCATCTTGCCGAAATCTGCCTTTACGATCTCAAGGAGTGCCTCAATGAAGTTAAGCAGAATGGCTTTCCCGTTTGAGGCTGTGGAGAGGCTGTTCTTGTTTCCGAAAGCCTTTGTGCATACGTCCTCATCGAAAACCTTATTGACGATTTCACGGGCTTTTCTGTCAATCTCAGAAAGGATCCCTGCATCAGGAGCCTTTATTTCAGAAAACTGCTCCTGAACCTCACCTATTTCGTCAACAGCTTGTCCGAGCCTCTCGATGATATTGTAATCACCGGCAGCTATTCGTATGGTGTTGTTTTCATCGCCGTTGAGTGCGTATTCCTTGTATTCAAGCGTATCAAAATTTATACTTTTCATACTTACCTCCAAAATAAAAAGGGACAGATTTTCTGCCCCTTTTGGTTATTCTGCTTCTGTGAATGTAGGAACGCCGCTTGTAAATGCAACTGTTCCCTTTGTGCGGTTCCCTGCGAAAGTAATCGTATACGGAATGTTTACGCCGCTCTGACTGCCGCCGTAGGACTGCGGCTTTATGTAAACTTCTTCCGTCCACGCATCAAACGGACTGTCGGTCTTGTCGATGAGGACTTCAAGGATCTTTGTCCTGCACTCCTCACCGGTCAGACGTTCGAGCGCTATCTTTTTGAGCTGCACATAAATAGCGTCTGATGGATTAGCGTAGTATGTGCCGATTTCAAGGCTTGGTTCATATCCGTTGTCATTTACATCTGTTTCGTCCAGAATGTTCTTTGTAGACTCTACCGTGGGATTGAGTGCCACGGATGCGTCATCAACGTTTTTGCCGAGAATTGCCCACTTGGGAGAATCTGTTCCTCCGAATGTTGTATCGGCGTAGTGCTTAAGGTGCGAACGGTTGAGTTTGCCCTTTTCATAGGTGAATTTCTGCATATTTACCTCCTGATTATTCAACGGTATAACTGACATTTATCTGCAATTGATACTGCCAACCGTCAATAGTATTTTCGTTCGGTATAGCATATAGCATACCATTTGCTGTGGTTATATCTGTGACCTCGCCAGTATTGCTTTCGCCGTCAACCACGGTCTCTATTTCAGTGCCTTTCTGACGTTCTAGCCATTGTGCCAGCTCGGTCAGGGCAGTGCTGTTTTCCTGACGCTCAAAATCATTTATCGCGCTGTAAACAGATGTAAGCAAAAAACTGTGCTGCCGCGTCTGATTTCCAAGGACATCCTCGCTTACAAGCGCATCGCCGATTGAAGATAATCCGTATGAAGTCGGTGCAGAATCGGTAAAGTCAACATGAATTGTGTTGCAGATCTCCGATATTTTCGGAAATGCCTGCAATGTTTCTTTCATAAATTCGATTATGTTCATTTTACGGGCTTTCCTCCTGCAATTTTAGCGGCAGAGATAAGCATCTTTTTACCGTAGTTTGCTTTCACGACTTCAAACCACATACGACGTGCATTCGGATTTCCCCCTCGTTTATGGTTTACATTGGCGTAGTAATCATGTCGCGAAAACGGTGCGGTATACCTTATCCTGCCGCGCTTGCATATCTCAGCCGAAGCAAGAAGCTTACCTGAATTCCGGTATCGTTCAAGTCCGACAGGCGTATATTGAGCACACCTTTTGAGAACCTCCCTGTCAATATAATCCTGCGCAGCGCCCAGTCTATTTCTGCGCATTATAATTGCAGCGGAATTGTACACAAACTTGTAGCCAACCATTGTCCTCACCTTGCATTAATGATATAATCAGCGCTTATTGAATCGGAGACCTGAGTGCTGTCCACAATTGCAAAGTCGGAATACTGCCTGCGAAACTCTGCCATACTCGCTGATTCTGCCTGCTGAGATGATACATCAAATTCAAACTCAATATCAGCCGGAACGATTATATCGCCTTTTTTGGGAATGTAATCGTCACTGTTGCAGGCTGAGTATATTGTCACAGTCAGACTGTCAGCCGTGTCTGCTCCGGGTTTCGTCACGCTTTCTCCTCGCTTATCAATGAAAAATACCTCATGATAAACTCTTTTCCGATAGGTACCCTTTTCGTAGATGGTACAATTGCCATTTGTTCTCAAAATCTCCGCTGTAACGTTTCTGTCCCAGTTAAGTGGAATATTTTCAGCAATTCCCATTTGCGGATAGCCGATAGTTCTGAATATGATCCCGAATACGCGGAGTTTCTTATTCACCCAGTTGTGAATATCACCCTTTGGAATGCCGATAGTGTAGGTTTTCCCGTCTGCCGACGGTGAACCAACGAGACACCCGCATACCTTTTCAAAACTGCCGTTTTCAAAAATCTCTATATCCATTCCTTTTAAAAGGCTCACCCGAACACCTCCAGTGCTCCGTAAGATTGGCGCATAAGTCCAAGTTCTTTCAGCTCGTTTCGCAAAAAGTACAGCGACTGACCGGAATTAAGATATGTCATTGACGCGGTATAACCAAGACCTGACTGTGAAATTTGCGTCGCAGGCGGAGATGTATCTCCGATACTGTTCATCGCTCTCATCACCGAAGATATAACAGCAGATTTTACAGCAAGGATATAATCCTCATCGGAAGCGATCATTTCGTCTATATCCTTGCCGAATCTTTTAGCCTGTAATCGCAGCTTTGCGGACGCGGTTTCGAGTAAAACCTCTGCCGCATCCTGCTGCTGTGCAGTAAGAGTGTATCCGCTTGCCGTTATATCAGAAACTGTTGCATATACCATCACTTAGCAATATCATCGGCTGATACTGTAAAGTAGCCTGCTGCAACTGCTGCGGAACTGTCAAAATTAACAACTTCGATCACATCGCCTGCCGATACTGAGATAGCTGTAGTGCCGCTCGTGAGAGCAGTACCGCCATAGTTTGCAGATGATACGCCGTACTTTGCTCTTTCCGCAGGATTGACCTTGTAAGCGTATGTTGTACCCGTATTGCCCGAACTGATCGTTACAACAGTCTTGCCGGATGTGCCGGAACCTGTTGCAGCCGCAAGAGATCCTGAAAGAACTGCGGGCGAGAATACGCAGCGGATAGCCGACGCACGAAGAACGGCATGGTCATAAACCATTCTGCCCTGTACAGCAACTGCTCCTATATACTTTCCTGATTCATCAAGACTCTGAATGTGCACAGGAACACTCCATTCTTTGATTCTGGTTGCAAATCGCGGATGACCTGCGATCATTGCGAGGTTCGCGGTACTGTCATTCCACTCGATAATATTAAATCCTGCAATTCTGCCAATGATACCGCTCTGCTTCACCTCGTCTCCAAGGCTTGAAGCTGATACGAACTGTGGCGATTTAAGAAGAATCGCAAAAATATCAGGTGTTACGAGCATATATCGGCTGCCATCATTCGGAACATTAGCCTTCGACATATTTTTGCGGATCTCAACAATGATATCATAGATATTTGCAGTTGTGATGCTCTCAACGTTCTCGATCGTACCGCCTGAAAGGAGAGTTGAACCGCCGTCAGTATCGACAACCGAAGCAAGTGAATAACCTGCCGAGTCGAGTCTGTCAGCAACGAGATTATCCGGTACAGACTGTTCATCATATCCGTCAATGATCTCATTCACGCCCTTGTCCTTGCTTATAACGATCGTCTTGTATGATGTAGCGCCCTCTGTCGGGTTCATACCTGTTGACTTATTATAATCAGATACCTCAACCTCTTTATCTCTTACCGGAACTTTGACTGCACCGGCTTTCGGGTCGCCCTCATAGTCATTATTAAAGACAACACCGTCTTTAAGCGCGAGTTCAGCACGCATTTTTACGAGGGTAAGTTCTGAATATCTTTCCTGATGTTCATGTGCCATAGATCAAATACCTCATTTCTTTAAATTTGGATTTCTTTTGTAGAATGCTGCCTCCACACCTGACAAGCTTTCGCCGCTCTCGGGATCTCTCAACTGCGGCGAATGCGAGGATTTCATAAATGACGCAAGCTTTGCTGCGTCTGCCTTCATTTCCGCTTCATCCTTGCCGCATATCCTGTCAGCCATTTCGATAGGCAGTCCTGCTTCTCTTGCGACTTTCATTTTTACCGAGTCACTCTCGTATTTCGCATTCTTGGCAGTAAGATCAGCTATCGTCTGCTTGTTTTCTTCAAGCTGCTTATTAAGCACCTCGATGCTGTCAGTTGATTTCTTATACTCGTCAGGCGAGATATAGCCTTCGTACTTTTTGGTGACAGAATCTGTCACGCTTCTTGTGTTGCGCTCCAAACGCTCCTTAATGATCGCGTCAAGCGCTTCCTGTGTTTCGATAGTCTTGAATTCCTCGGACATAATTCTCCTACTTTCCCCCGTAGTCGGGTAGTTAATATGTTATCTCCTGCTTTTTCCGCTCCTTGACATTGGCGCACAGCCATACTGCAAGAGCTGCGGATTCAAGCAGGGATACGTCTGCGCCTTCCAGTATCGACACATAGCCGAAACCTCCGGAGTTTCCTATAGCCCTGTGTTCGCTGTTGGACGCAGCCTGAATCAATGCCGGCTGTGCCATGTGCAGCAACTGCATATCAAAAAGCTTTTGCTCAAATAATGCGTTAGCCGCTATCACATCAGCCACTTTCGGCAAGATTGCTTTGCATTTTACCCCTGCGTTTTTCATATCATCAGCAAGTATCTGTTGATTCCCTGCTCCATCGATTACCACCTTTTTAGCTTTTGAGTTTATCAGATAGTCAATTATCCATTGATTGCCTTCTCTGATTGGTCGGCAGTCAATGCTTTCAATGAATATCTTTCCGTCAATCGTCTTTACCGCAACAGAAAGTGAAACATTTCCGTTGTTTTTGGCAAACTTGATACCATAATACAGCTTTACAGGTTCAGAAAGCTGAGGCGGACTGTCTGCTGTGCAGGAAAGCCATTCCTCCTTGCTGATAGCTGATTTCTGATTGTATCTAAGCCACAGACCAAGTCGCTGGATATTATCATCGACCTGATCGTCGCCCAATTCGGAGCGGATATTTCTTTCTGAAAGGATATACCCAAGGCTAGGATTCGTTTCGTACCACAAGTCAGGGTCATGAGCGTCTGTCAGATTAGGAACTGACCATTCTGCCCAGCCTGCATCTTCCTTGCTTCCCGAAAGACATTCCTTGCGGTATTTCAAAAATACTGTTCCTGACGAAACCGCCGTCGGAGGCGTTCCGCACATCAGAGTCTGAGGATTTTTGCTGTCAGTAACAACATACTTCAATGCACTCTCCTGATCCGATGTGTACTCCTGAGCTTCGTCAATAACGAGAAGGTCGTAGCCTTCACCAAGTCCGCCCTTGCTTGAGCGTGTGCGGAAATTTATCACTCCGCATTCCTCTTCTTCGCCGTTTAGCCATATGATTTCCTCTAAGCCGAATTTTTTGGTAGTCTTGAAGTCTAAATCTTCCTTGAATCCTGCCTTGGCAAGTCTCTCTACTATTTTCTCCCATGCGTTGTGGGAAGTTGTAGTGCGGTGTGCCGTGTAAAGTGTTCGTTCTCCATGCTGCACCGCCCACATTGACCGCATTATAAGCAGCTCTGACTTGCCGTTTCTTCTCGGAATAGACCAGCCGAACTCCATATGAGTCCACAAGCCTTCTTCATTGACAGCCATAATATCTTCCAGCATAAGCTCCTGCCACGGCAGAACACCCTTGTTGGAACGATTATAGATGTCAATTGCTTCTGTTCCGCGAGAATCCTGATATGATAAGACCACAGAGGTTGTAGGAGTTTGTCTGCCGTAACGCTTTTCAACGCCCATGCAGATACTCCTTTCATATATTTTTCCAATCGTATGTTTGAGGCAGTACTCTGTTTGATATTACTTCAACAATACCTGTTGAAAAATCCTGTTTTTCAATGATCTTATCCGACTTCTGGCGATTGCAGCACATATGTGCCAACTGCAAATTGCTGATGTCGGACGGATGTCCGCCTTTTGCGACCGGAATGATGTGGTCAATGCAGGCTGAAAGCGGATGAGGAAATTTAAAGCCAAAGTCAACAGGCTTTCCACATATCCCGCAGACTTCCTGCGTTGCGTAAATTTTCTTTTTATTGCTCTCAAACTGCAAACGATGTGTACCGTCTCGGTCAGGGCGTTTGCAGGGGGCATCTCTCGGCTTCGGCATTTTTTACCTCCTTACGGGTATAAAAATAGCACCTGTTAAGGTGCTAAATTCCGATATTTAAAGTTCTATATGTTCAATACCATACTCTGAACAGCAATTGTATTCAATTCGACAGCCTCGTGCGTCTTTC